AATATTCCACCAAAGGCATCCACAATGCCATTCCAGGCTCTTGACCAGTCACCTGAAAATACCCCAGCAATAAAGTCAATCAATCCACCAAATATCTGCTTTACGTCACCAAATATATTAGAAACATTTTGCAAATAAGCATTCATTATATCGCCTATAAAGCCGAAGCTATCTGAAAAATCTATGTTAAAAATATTCTGTAACCAGTTATCAAATGAAGAAAATGCAGACTTTATATCCTGCCATATGCCTTTGAACCAATCACCTGCTTTGCACCATTTATCAGTAATCCAATCCCAACATTTTCCTGCTGCATCCTTAACTACATCCCAATGTTTTACTAATTCGTATATAGCAACTCCTAACGCTGCTAAAGCTACAATAACTAATGTTATAGGACTTGTTAATACAGACATAGCAACACCAAATGCTGTTGTAGCTGCTGTGGCTAACCATGTAGCCGCTGTATGTGCTGCTGTGGCTGCTGTATCTGCTACTTTAGATGCCGTTGATATTCCCCATTGTATGGCCTGAGAAACTAATTCCTTTGTTGCCAATGCCATATTTACAATAAAATCTTTTGCATACATAGCACAAAGCTGAACTGTTTCAAGCTTATCTGCTATCTTAGCTGTTACACAGCCCCAAGTTGCATCCTTAAGTTTACTGAGCAATCCGACAACACCGCCAGCATTCATAAGAAATTCTGCTAAATCTACCGCTTTCCAAGCTGCTGCAAATGCTCCTATTGTTATCACTATTGCATCAAATGGACCTTGATTATCCTTTATCCAATCAGATATACCCTCTAATGCAGATGCCAATCCTTTCAGAACATCAACAATCACTCCACCAGTCCAACTCGCCACAGGCTCAAGGAAATTATCCCAGGCCCACATCCACAATGGCTTCAATGCATCTAACGCACTATTCAGTACATCTAAACAGCCTGCTAATACATCAAGAAATGCCGGAAGCAAATCTTCTATAGTCCACTTAGCCAAAGGAACAAATATATTGTAATAAGACCATTCCAATCCAGCGAACAACTTATCTGTTAATGGTTGTGCAGCTCTCTTAAGGTTATCAAGAGATGTTATCAGATTATCAAAGGATATTGCTTTAAGTGGCTCTAATGCTTTCTTGACTTTATCTGCCATATCAGATATTGCACTAGAAACATTAGATGTACTTCCACTCACATCTGGTACAAGGTCAACGCTTCCGATTCCTGAAGATGTTCCACCTGTACTACCGCTTGAATCAGAACTATCATCTGCTGGCTCTGTCAGCTTATTTATCTGGTCAAATCCTGCAAGCGACTTTTCTATATCTTTAGCAGTCTTCTTGGCTGCACTTCCTATATCACCTACATTATCCGCTGCGCTGGATGCATCATCTCCTATACCAGCTATATCCGAACTTATCGACCCCATAGAAGTTGATACATCTGCTCCTGTGAGCATTTGCACAAAGCTGGCAAAGCCATCCGCAACCTTCTGTAATCCTGCCAGCAAGTTGTTAAAGCCACGCAGAATAGGTGTAAACAATGCTATGAAGCCTTTACCTAGACTAGCCTTTAACTGCTGAAACCTTAATGTAAGTATTCTTGTCTGGTTCGCCCAGGAGTCCTGTGTCTTAACAAAATCTCCTGTAGCATTGGATAAAGCACTTGTTACGTACTGATAACGCAGCATTACTTTTTCCTGCTCTGTCATCTTGGCTGTAGTTTTACCGAAGCCGTTATTAAGTGCATACTGGTCTAAGTTAGTCTGAGTCATAATCACGCCCAAGTCCTTGAGCGTTTCGGTCTCACCAGTCCAGATAGATTTCAGCTTTGTATATGCCTCGTCCGTTCCAAGATTGTAAAATGATGCAACATCACCGGTTAATCCTGTAACATTCTCAGCCATATCAAGTGCCGCTTTACCTGTGATACCCATAGCATTACTCATCTGGCCAAACACACCCATGTACTTCTTAGCCGATAATTCCGATAAGCCAAAGTTAGTCATAGCATTGGAAGCCCACTGGTCTGCCTGCCAACTTAAGTCCTTAAATGCTGTATCAACAACATTCTGCACTTCTGTTACATTGGAACCTACTTCTATGCAGTCTTTCGTTAACTTAGTAACTGCAGCTATACTTAGTCCTGCTGCTATCTTCTTACCAAGCCCAGAAAAGATAGTTGTTGCCTGCTTAGCTGCCTTATTAGAAGCTCCTGTAAGCTGATTAACTATCTGTGAGCTGTCTATGCCAAGTTCCAGAGCTATCTGTCCTACTGCATCTGACATTCTCCCTCCTTTCTGGCACGAAAAAAGACTGCCTACTTCTTAGAGTAAGCAGCCTTAAAGTCTCTTTGTAATCGTGTCCAATATTCTATATACTGTGGTGTTCCAACCATTTTTCTATTACGCTTCAGAAGCCAGTCATCATGTATCTTTTTCTGTTCCTTAGTAAAGCTGTTGATAACCTTAATATCTTTCTCCGCCCTTATACTTACCACTCTTCCAAGTGGTGTTTCAGGCATTATACCGGATAATAAAGAACAGAATTCAGACCAGGACATATCATCATCTGCACGTAATCTTATGCCATACTGTGACAGGAAGCTTGATTCTATCAGTTCCCAGTCATCACACAAGTCATAGTACGTCTCACTTTGAGGGTGTCTGTTCCTCGCCGTATGTTCCTGTGGCAACGCTCATAATTGTGTTGTACATTTCCTTATACTCTGGAAGTGGTAAGTCCATATCCTCAATCTTATCAGCAGCTTCCTTGCCAACGAGCATTTCAAGAGCCTTTACCATAAAGCCAATACCATTGTCGCCATCTTCGCTAACTTTCTTCTCTGCCTCACTAGCCATAGCCTGTACGCATAGGATATTGTTCTTTCGATTGTTAACAGTTACAACCAAATCCTCTGTAATACGAATCATAGGTAACTGGTTAGTAATCTTCATAGATATGTCTATCACTTTAAAATCTGTCTTTGCCATTATCTTTTTTCCTCTCATTTCTTTTATACTAAGATGCATGTTCAATATATGTTGGTCTTCCATCAGACTGTGCTTCCCATTCAAGAGCTTCAGTACTTGTAGAATCACCTGCCATACTCGTTACATTAATAACCGCCGGAATAATAAGCTGATCAAGATTAGGGAAAATAATTGATAGCCACGTATTACAATCCTGTCCGGTCTTAGTTGCAAGACTTGCAACATAATCGTTACCTGGATCACCATAATTACGCTTACCACCCATTGATATTCCTATTGACTTAGCTGTCATTAATCGTCTGGTCCATCCGCCCTGATCCATTGGCTTCCATTCTTCCATGCTTCCATCAATAGAAACGCTAAGGCTTTCTGCATCTTTAACAACAACTGTTGTTATAGACTCTGGTGAATCCGCCTTCTTTCTTCCAGCTGTACATATGCCAAACTTTATTTCATATACTGGATTTACATCTTCTTTTGCTACTGCTTCTGCACTATATCCGGCTATTTTAGTATTTTCTGCCATACTTTTACCTACCTTTCATAATAAATATCTAATTCTATTACACACTCAAAGATACCATTATCATCTGTTCCTACATCTACAGGTTCATCAACCTGCATCTTCGTGAAGAATACTCTGGTACCATTGATAGTAACTCTCTTGGTGTCTCTAAGCATATTATAAAGCTGTTCAGCAGCTTTCTCTGTGTCTCTTACACTCTTATTCCAGTGCACCAATACGCTTACAGACTTTACACGATAGGAACTGTTTTTTATACCGCCTATCGCCATCTGTACAGGTCTTTGTCTGCTAGAGTTATATATCCCTATACTCTTATCCTTTTTGTCGTCTAATTTTCCACAATACACGTTAGTATTAGCGGCAAGTCCAAGACCTGCTATATAATCTCTTACATCACCTATTCCTAACATCACAACCCCGCATTCTTCCTATACAGCTTAGCAAATGTATCAGGAGCAAAATTCTTTTTTCTACCATCCTTAAGATAATCATCAAGCCATCTGCCCTTGGCATTAGCATTACCTTCATGTCTCTTACCTTTTTCGTCAGTCCAAGGTGTCCGATGGAAATTATATTCAGGATGATAATATAACCGTCTTGCATACGGTGTGCTGGATACAAGTTCGACCTTGCCATTAGCAATATCCTGTGTATATACGAATGTACTCTCATTCTGCAAAGCACCCGTATCTCTTGGCATTACCTGACATTGCACCACATTGGTATGTATAGCCTCTGCTGTCTGTGCAAGTGATACCTGCGCTGCCGCTGTTAATCTTCTTACCATAGGCATATTTAGCTTAACTGTAGACTTAACATTCTTCGCCATTACATCACATCCAATCTTACATAATTAACTGTACCATCCGGATTACGGCACTTTATACCCTTGTATATATGTCTTGTTACACCGAACACTGTTATATCACCTTTAGTAATAACAGGAAGTTCCGGTGCAATATCTCCAGGAATAAGTGCGCACCCTTCAAGCTTTATAAGCACCTTTTCTGCTGTTAATTCTGTCTTACCGCTGTCCTGATAGTTGCATAAACCATCCCATATAACAGGTTCAAGAGGCTCTCCGTAGACATTTCTGCCTTCCTGCTCTATCTCTACATGTATTTCTGTCTTACACATGCTCTTTAATATCAAGCAAGGGTATCTCATTCTCACACCCCCAGACTTAAGCAGCACAAGCCTGTCTGGCAAAGCACCCGGTATGTATCACGCTTTACAGCAATTCCATTCTGCACAAGAACATTCCAACTGCTGCCAAACTGCATAGATACTCCATTTACAGCATAATTCTGCAAGACACAATTAATCATGTCTTCATTCTCATACTCAAAATCAGCCATATCACAGCATACGTCTATGACTATTGCCTGCTGGAACTCTGTCAGATTATCAAAGCCTCTTGATGTTATACGATTAAAAGTAAGCGAGTCGATATGCCGGCTCGCCTGTTTTAATCTTCGTTCTATCTGTTCATCCGGGATAAGATTATGCTCACTCAGGTACTGTTCTTTACTTGCATATACCATAGGCTCACGCTTCCAAGGCAGCTCTAATCTTCTTTATGATGCCTTCCTGTGATGTTGCCTGTCCGATATCTATGCCCTTATCCTTTGCAAATGCAGTTAATTCTTCAACTGTCATAGCTGTTAAATCGACTGTTTCCTGCTTTTCTGTCTTAAGTGCATTAAGTTCATCAAGTACCTTCTTATACTGCTCATATGGAACAGTCTTGCCTCTTCCATAAGCTATAACGTTGCCCTTATCATCAACAATATCATAGCCATCAGCAATATAGCGCTTCTGCTCCTGCTCCGCTATTGTATATTCCTTATTAGCTTTTACTGCCTTCATCATATACCTCCTATTCTCCGTCTACATTCATAGCACAGCCGTCTGCCTTTTTCTCAAGTAAGAAAAGGTCGCCATAGCAACGATTCTGATAAAGGTAGCCATCTGCTGTCCTTGAATCTGTTCCTGGTGTGAAGAGCTTGATGTAACTGTACTTATCACGACAAACTACGCAAGATGTATGAATAAGGATCATATTAATCTGCTTAGCTGTTCCAGAAGCAACACAGCCCTCTGTAAATTCATACTTTGTCTTCATTCTTGCAGATGGTACGCTCTTAAGCTTTACATCATCAAGGCTGTGTACCTTACGATTGACTGCATTAGAGCCACCTGAGACATCCATAGTTCTCTGTATTCCCTCTGCCTTCTTGGCAATCTTCATCATCTTCGGAGTAAGATAAAGGATCCTGCCTTCCTCTGGAACACCAGCCTCGTCCATAGCTTCCATCATATCATCAAATACATCTAAGAAGTTAGCAACTGTAATAGCTGTTGTGTTGATATTGCCCGCCTTATATGTATTAAGCTCTGAATAAAGCTTAGAGAATCTGTAGCTATCCTTTTCAGGAATAGCCTGCTCTGTTTCAAATGTGTTCTGAATGTTAGCAACTGATAATGTTAAATTAGTCTCATCAATATCCATTGGATCCACAAAGAACTCTATATCTCTATCGTGAGATAACTTCTTTGGCTCCCAGTCATTGCTTAATGTACCAGCATTAAAGCCTGGTGTTCTTGTGTGGTCTTTATAACCACTTACTGTCATTCTTGGTAACTTGATTGTCTGTGCATTGATAAATGTTACCTGTGGATTAGACTGTGTTAAATCGTCTGAGCACAGCTCCTTTGCGTACTTCTGCTGTAAAAGCTGTGTAAATTTTTCTGCATACTCATATACCGACATATAGTTTTACCTCTCTTTTCTTATAGTCCGAAGGCTCTCTTAAGAGCCTCTTCATTTGCCTGGTTAGTGTTGCCGCCTCCTGGTCCTCCTATCTGGAATCCATCATTGTTCTCTGTGCTTGGCTTAAGTGCAGGTACATCCTTTAGAACCTGTTCAAGTGCAGCTTTAACATTGTCCTCTGATATCTTTCCATCTGTACCTTTTGCCTTGCTGAAATCAGCCATCTTTAGCACATATGGTACTGTCTTGGCTTCTATGCCAAGTGTTATAGCTACCTGTGTAGCCACAAGCTCAATACGAACTTTTTCCGCTTCCTGATTAGCCGCTGCCACCTGATTCTGTAGCTGTGCTGTATCATTCTGCTGTTGTGCTGTCTGCTGTGCCTTATTCTCCTTGAATGTCGCTATAGCCTGGCTAACTTCATCCTCTGATAGCCCCTGCTGCTGGAAATAGCTCTTAAGCACTGCATTTTCTTTCTTTGTTGTGGCAGTATTTACTATCTCCTGAATCTTGTCATAGTCAATTCCAGCTGAACCCTGACTATTCTGCCCTGCCGCATTGTTATTAGTTCCACCAGCGTTATTATCCTGACCGCCGTTATCAGCTCCGCCATCTGCGAAGAACTGTAGATTAATAGGTAATGTCTTTCTCATACCTGTCTCCTTTCCGTTTACCGCCCGTCGGCATTTTCCTAAAGTTTATTGCCATTAAGTTTTGGGCATATAAAAAGGACACCCATTACTGAGCGTCCCTGATATTGATATTAAATTGTCTATTTCATATTGATTAATACTTCTTTAAGTCTTTTTACTATATTGTTCTGTTTTGTATATAACATATATATGGCTGCTGATGACTCGCTATCATCTATAAGTGAGTCACCTTCTGCAAAAGCCGTCTGTATAAATCCTAGTGTTGCTGTTGTCTGTTCCAATTCATAAAGTGCATCTTCAAAATCAATTTTAGCTGACATACTACAATACCTCCATATTCATCTGTGCATTACTGTTCTGTATCTGCTCTTTGAGCACCACAGGCAACTGATAGCTCTCTATTATAGATATTGCTATGTCACACTGTCTACGCTTGATTGACTTGTAGGAAGTAACCTGAAACTGTCTTTTCAACTCTCTGTAGATATCTGTGTATACCTTACCGCTTAAAGACTTATCGTGATATGCATTGCTGTCTTTACCGCCTAAAGCGCGTGTTCCAACCTTGCGTACTGCTGTTGTTATTCTGTCACATTCAATATTCATCAGTGGCATATCCTGCTTAAAGTCTTCCAGCTCCTGCTTAACTTCATCTATCTTATCATTGACTTCAAGGATTGCCTTACTCTGTAACTGGAGCTGTTCTAATGCTGTACGTGGCTTGCTGTGCTGTATATGTTCTTCCATATCGTGAAAACGGTTAATGTATCTTGCTGTAAATTCTGTTCCCTTTGTGCCTGTAAGCTTATGTGCTATAAATTCACAGCCTTTCTTTGTTACATTGTAGCAAGGCAAAGCTCGTCCAGTACTATCCTTATATGTACTTTCCGTAAAGAAATCACTCAACGCAATTTTGCTTTCAGCTAATTGCTCTGAATATCTACGGATATCGCGTATCAAATCAGTATGTCTTTTATTTACCATTTCTGCTACTTCAACACTTGTAATTGTCTGTTCAATCTGTATCATTTCAATTATCTCCTTTTAAATTTGCTTGAAAGAAGTTCCCCAAAATGATATGATATATTTATCAGTGGGAAACCTCTGTATTTAAAGGATTAGTTGTGTGGGTCGCCAAACTTTCAACAACTAATCTTTTTTAATTTCTGACTTTAATTTCTGAATACCCCGGCGGATAGCTTCTGCCTTTTCAACTTTTTCCTGTTCACAATATTTTTGTATAATTTGTGAATGTTCATTATCTAAACGAATGGTTATCCTATCCGATTTGGGATTATCAGACTTCGGTCTTCCTGTTCGTGGACTCATATTCTCACCTCACTTTTTGTCTGCCACTAAATTGATTATAATTGTTGTCTGCCAATAAGTCAAGAGGTTTTTAAATTATTTTCGATATATCGTAAATTCACAGTATCACAGTTTCTTAACCTTGTAAACCCCTGTTATTTCCTGTGTTTTTTACAGTTTATATTTTTTTATCTAAATATTAATAATTAAAAATTTAGCAAGATACGCATAATGTAATACACTATAAAAATACTGCCATTTTATAAATTTTATTAAATAATTATTATTGCAGCCTACCTCTGCAATCAAAAAAGACGCAGCCTTTCGCCACGTCTAATGTCACTTTCGGGGACGTTAGGAACTTTTCCTAACAGTACTTCTCCCCTGTATTCAATTCGGACAGCTGAATTTTGAGCTGTCCGAATTCATTAACATATCCTCTAATATCAGCTAATTTCTTTTTTCACTAGCTCTGGTGGTGGATAGTATCTTTTAAACATATATTTCCTTTCTGTTGCACCGGTGCAACTTGGGTATAAAAATACCACCAATCTTTCGACTGGTGGCTGTTACTTGTTTTCTTTTATTTCTGCTTTATCTTCATTATTGCTTTCTGCCTTTATTGGTCCTTTTTCCAATAATGCAATCAATTCATCAATTGTCATTCCCGGTTTTCCATCTAATATACCATCCATTGAAACACCTCCTGCCTCAATATTACCCTCTCTGTATGCCAACAGAATAGCATTTTTTTAAAAACAAATCAATACACTTATTAATATTATCACTATATTTTTCCTGACACTCTCTCATCAATTCAACCGCTCCATTATAATCAAAATGTTCGCCTTTTGAAATATATCGTACATCTCCTTGATTTGTCACAATAGTCATAGTTTTTATTGTGTCGTGTCTCATAAATACTCCAATATCATTTGCTGAAAAATCTGTTAATCCAGGATGGTTGTGACATAATACCAAAGACTTATCTTTTGCCGAATGCAATAAATGAAACATATCTGAATCAGAATATACATCTACCTCATGCCTTCCACCTTTTATAAATTTAGTTTTTTTATTTGTTATTAAATCTACTACACATGCAACTTCATTACTGTTATTTTCATCTCTCGCAACTTTAAGTAAGTCCTTATGTACCTCTTTTATAAATTTATTATTATCAGAAGTAAAGCCCTTAGGATTAATTTCATTTACTTTATCTATTGCCTGCTCCGTTATTATAACCTTTTTGCCTCTATTTTTCTGTTTTAATACTTCATTTTCCCACTGTTCCTTTCTAGCCACATACATCTTACGGTTGTCCTTATCTAATGAGTACTTAGCCAACCTGTCAAACTGTTCAACCATTCTGCCAGCATATTGCTGTTTCTGGTCCTGTCTGTAATCTTCTTTGACCTTTTCCAGTTCTTTCTTGGTAAACTTGCTATCCGGCTCTTCGTCAAGCTCTGGGAAGTATGTTGTATGTATATCTTTACAGTTTGGATGATAAAGCCCTGCTGCCATAGCAGATGACATAAGCGGATAAGGACCATCAGATGCCTTACCGCCACTCCATACATCATCTATAAGCACCTTTCCAACAAATGGAAGGCACTTAGGACAGGCATTAGCACGCTTATTCATTATAACGGTACTAATTCCCCATGATTGTCTCATTTCGCCCTCTCCGGTCAGATATGCACGCTTGTTAGCTGTCTGAATCGCCATCTTGGCATAGTCTTTCATGGTATGCCTTGCGCCATTTGCATATTCAATACAGTTGATACCTGCTTTAAGGAAATCCTTTGTCGCCATATCAACTGCTTTCTCATATGTTCCTGCACCCGTATTCGCATACACCTGAGCATTGAATATTATCTGCCGGTATTTATCTTCCGACATTCTAAGCATTGCTTTTTCCGCCCTGTTAAAATCTGACTTCGTAGCTTTAATCAGGGCATTAAGCTTTCTTGTGTTAAGCTTGAAAAAAGCACCCTCAGTGCCTTGTGACACCTTGGATGCTTTTAATCCCTTTTTCAATGCTCTTAATATCTTCTGTTCCTGCTCTGTGCCGCCTGTCTGCCTTGCTGTAAATATCATTGCATCAATTGAACTGTTTATATCGCTGAATCTGCCCGCAAAACGTGTCTTGTTATCTGCTTTATATTTTTCTAAGGCTTTAAGCTGTTCTACCTGCCATTGTGTCCAGTTGAATCCAAGTTCATCTTCTTCCGCTCTGTGTCTGTCAAGATTTCGTATCATAGAAGCAATCAGCTCATCTTCTATGGCTCTAAAGGCTTTCTCTATGTCATAATCTGTGTTAAGTGCCATAAGCTACCTCACTTGTTATCAAAACCTGTGAAACTGTTATCAGCGCCATCAACTGAGAAGCCATCTGCCTGCATATTAAGTGCCGGCTCTTCCATATCAGATATACCCTGCTCAGCCTTAAGCCTTGCTATCTCTTCCTGCTTCCATTCATCATCCTTGGTATCTCCATACAACTCATCAACAGATGCCTCTATGCTCATAATGCCGCCCTGCTTAGCCTTGCTTACTGTCTCAACCTGACTTTCAAAGGATGGGTTAGCATATTCGCCAAATGTCACATCAATATCTATATCCTTAATAGCTGTCTTATTAAGCGTGTCTATGGCATTAAATGTTGCTGTAACCAGCTTGGGAAGAACCTTCTGAAGCTGCTCTACAATGTTATTTCTGCTGTAAAGCGTTGCTTTCTCTTTCTCCCTCTGTGCCTCCGCATTATCCAGCTTCTTAACATCTATGCCTAATGTTGATGGGCTCATAATCCCCTGTAAACAAAGATCCAACGCTGTGATATATGTTGCAAGATAGCTTTCGTGTGGGATATTGCCCTGTACAAGCTCTATCTTATTAACTGTACCTTCTGCCATGCTGCCATCTGTTTGTATATATGCATTATCAAAAGCATTAGGCTTTAGCACTTTTCCATCCAGGGGATTCCTTGGTAACATATTCTCCGGTATATATTCCTTTGTCCTATTCTTCCTTAATGCATCCATCCATTGTGACCATGCTTCATCCAGCGCATCGAAGTTATCTATCTTTGCATCAAATATGCTCTTGCCTCGTCCTTTATACTTGGCTGACTTATAAAACATAATAGGAACAGCCATTATAAACTTGTCATTCCAGGTAACATCACTAAGATGTGCCAGCTCCGGTATAACACTTAAATCATATTCCCTGCCGCCTCTTGTAAGCTCATAATGTATGTAGCCTATGCCATAATGTTCAAGTAATACATATTCCTGTCTCTGCACGTTATACACAGTCTTAAACACTATTTCCTTAACTCTTCCCCTGTCCCGGATAATCTCTGTCTTATCACCAGAGTAGAATTCCAATATAGGATACTTGCTAAGGTTCGTATCGAACGATATCTTGAATGCTCCATCACCGATATAAAGCGTTTCTGTTATTGCCTGCTTAACAAGCTCAATGAAATCATTTTCATCTGCTATCTTGTCCCATTCTGTCTGCCTGCTGCCAGCATCTATTAAATTCATATCATCTGTTACTATACTGGCCAGCATATCACATAATATAGCAGGGAGACCCACGTGTATCTTTCTTATCTCCATACCTATTGTACAGGATGCAGACCAGAACCTTGTCTTGTTACCATCTATCTGGCTGTATAGCTGTGACAGTTCTTCACTCTCACCTCTGTACCATATCTGGTTCTTTATGGCATTTCCCTCGTAATCAAGAGTTTCCTGTATGCTTATGGATCCATTAACAGCCGGCTGGATGTGCAGCCACGTTCTTATTCCTGTTTTTATCTTCTCTGCCATACTTGTAAATATGTTCACCTCTCTCACTCTCCTATCTGGAATTATGTCTTATTCTCTATACCTATCCTGCTTCGATAAGGAATCCAGCCATACTGTACGCTGTTTACCATATGGTCATTGCCATCCTCAGGCTCACAGTCCTTATCTTCAAGCCACGAATACGTTTCTAACTCTGTCTTGTAATTCGTGCACGTATCGACAATATAAAAGCTTGGCTCTCTGCCCTTCTTATCATTAAAGGACATCCAGCCAAGCTGTAAGTTAATTCTATCTATTATGGTTACTTTCTTATACGCATTGTTAAATATATACTGGCAGTCAATGTGTTCTCTCTTGTACTTGGCAAACTCTGTTATCGTTGCCTGATCAGCGTTATCTATAAACACATTCTTTGACATTCCACCCCATTCTTTTCTGTTACGCTCCAGGAAGTCAATGTAATTCCTTACCGTATCAGATGGAGCTATTGGTATATCAAGTTCTGCATTGTTATACACCTTTTCATCCAGCACTATCAGCTTGCCCTTGTTTGTTATTCCCATAAAGGACATAGCAATCGTATCCGGGCTCTTGGTTGAATAAGCTGTATCAAGTCCGCTGGTGAATATTATGAAATATTCGCCCTGCATTTCATCAACCTCACGTCTGATGTATGACTTTGCCTGCTCTCTGGTAATGATATGCCTATTGCAGAAATTAGAAAAGACAAGACCGGTAGCCTTGCCTCGTAATCCTAATATCTTATTCTTGTATATCTTAGTACCTGGCGGATAACTTAATTTCTTCTGTTCTATCTTCTCAGGTGTCATAGATACGTTATCTTCAAATGTGAAGAACCAGTATACCCAGCCTTTAATAGGCTCACAGCCATTAAGGTCCTTCCATATCTCTTCCGGCACATCTGCCTTGTACTTATCAATTGGTCTAGCGTGATTGATGTATTCGCTGTATATGGGTAATGTAGGTGCATCAGGATTAAGTGTGCCTACAAAGTATTCAGAACGTCCGAATATCTCTCGTATGAAGTCTATGTTAGCTGTATTGCACTCATCTACCCACACACATCCAAACTGTGAACCCAATGCATTCTTCCACTTGCTGGCATTATCGTAACCGAGAATATATATTATCTTGGTACTGCTGCCAGTTTTGAATTTAATATGCGGAAGTTTATTTTCTTTATCGCCATTACCACAGTATTCAAGATTGGGAAATATCTGCAGCAATCCCATATCAGCATTTATTATATTCTTCTCAATAACACCTGTTGTATTACCGGCTATAACATGCAGCTTCATATCTGATTCAGCTACATTCATAATGAACTTAACAGCTACTGTTGTTGTCTTTCCGGATGCAGTTGAACCCTCTAAGAACTCTGCTCTTGCAGGTGTGTCTATGTAATCCCAGTACTTATCACTTAGAAGCATCTGGCTCACCCCTTGCTTTACGCTGTGCAAGAAGCTCCTGTAATTCACTCCTAGTTGTATCGTTTACATTGGCTTCTATCTTGTCTGTAAATATACCTAAATGCTTGCCAAGAAGCTCTAAGGCCTTAACCTTGTCACAGGACTTAACTTCTAATCCATCTCTACCCTTCTTGATAACAGCAAGAGCTCTTTTCTGTTCCTCTGTCAGTTCCTCCGTTAATACTGGCTCTACTGTTCTATACATAACAGGCTTACCATCTTTATCCAGTACATCCACAAGTGCTCCACCCGCTTCTACTTGCATCTTCTTTTCAACCACGTGTGCATAATCTGCATTATTAGAAAAAGCTATCAAGGCAAGTTCCTTGATAACTCTCTCCTGGGTTATCTCTGTACTCCTTGATAGCTCTTTTTGTCTTTTTGCTATATATTCCTGCACCTTAACATTTCTTAACAGTCTTGATGCCGTCTGTTCTGCTGTTTTCGGTGAATACCCTGCCCTGATAGCTGCCTGTGTGGCATTAAGGTCTATAAGGTATTCTTCACAGAATCGCTTCTGTTTATCTGTTAATGCCATACAATCAGATCCTTTCAACTATTTTCTGTATCCTTATCTTCTATTTTTAATATTTTTAATGCACTTTGCTTATTTTTTATTTTTTGATCTAACTTTACAATTTTATCAATCTCTTTATTATATGTATTACATATATCTTTATTTTGACTAATAACATCTTCCATATGTTTATACTTTATTTGTTTTAAATATTTATCGTCTACTTTACTTTCTTTATAAGATAAAATAAGCCAAATCAACGATATACCTAAAACTATTCCTAAATAAAATATTTTGCTATATATTGTAGGCATTGATAATAATATTAATATACTTATTGATACACTAATTGCATTCATAAATGATGTTGAAAGAATACGATATATTTCACTCTTTTCATCTTTATTATAACCATATATCAATATCTCTGATATATAAGCAATAAACCAATCATAAGCATAAGTACACAATGAGACAGCCAATATTAAAATAATAGTTCTTATCAATTCCTTATCATAATATATATGTTCATCCCATAAATAAAATAAAATTATAGTTGGTAAAACACTTGAAACTAATATACTTAAAACTTGCTCCCCCTTTTTTTTAACAAAACTTGCAGGCAATTTTTTAATAATTTCCCAAATATCATCTACAATCTGCATCATATCTAGCCTCCTAATTATATTTATAAAATATAATCGACTAATTATCTATAATTCTTTACCTTTTCATAAAAATAAAACACCGGCAATATAATGCCAGTGCCTTACGATATGGAGGTATACACCATTTTATTAATGTTAGGAGAATGGTGCTAGCTCTCACCAGCACCACCGGGGATATTATTGAATTCAGACTTGCGTATGTCTGTAGAACAATGCACCTTACATCTGTTCCACGATAAATATTACCACATATAAAACGAACAGAACGAACAAAACGAACAGACTTTTATTTTTCTTTCAAAAATCTTTCAACAGCCATCCTGCATCCATCTGCAGTATAATGCTTCCCCATGCTGTGTGCAACTTTTATCCAGGAATATTTGTTAATGTATCTGTACGTAATCATCCTCCTCATAGTGCTGCTCTTTATCTGGTATATGTAATGCTCTGCAAGTGCTATCTGATGTTCTATCTTCTCCAGAACATCTTCCTGCTGCGACTTTCTTAACATCAATAATGCCATCTGATTATCATATTCCGAATATGGGAAGCCTTCTATCTTGAAATGCTGCTTGCCACCATTTCCGCCTGATACACTATCTATTACAGTATATCCTTCCTGCTCCATCTTACTTATCCTTTTCTCTATCTGAGATATAGATTCTTTTAATGATTCTCTCTCCTTTACCAAGTCTTCATACTGTATCAATATTTCTTTGATATTGTACTGTTCTTCCACTCGCTACACCTCTCAAATATATTTTTGTATAAAAAAATGCCAACCATCAAATAATGACGGCTGACACCCTTCAATCAATTAATCCAAAATTTCTTTTTCAATATCCTGCAGAGCATATTCAATATATTTCATCCATTTTTGTCTGCTATAATTCGACGTATAAACATTATATGTAGCACAAACCATAATCATTATAATCAAAAATGATATAAAAATTGCAATTATAAATGTTACACCTTGTACATTTAAATTTTTAACATTCATTGAATCAATTATATCAAATACACTTGCCATTGTTGAAATCATTAATGAAAAAATGGAAACACAGAAAGCTAATTGTGAGAATGTATTTTCTCTAAAATCTAGCTGTACTTTAAGTTTTAAGATTCTATTTTTATCTCCATTTATATATTCTCTTAATGCTTTTTTGGCACATATTATTTCATTAAAATCGCATATTGATTTCTTTTTACAATTTTCAAGTTCATCACACAATATGATAATGTCCTCTTTATTTTTCATATGATATCCTCCTCCATGCTATAATAATAGCACAATACCGTCATTATTCAATTGTCAAAGAACATTTATTACTACATCCAATCTTCTGAAAATGATACCTGTGCATTACAATCCTTAATCAGCATCATTGTATTTGTGCTTGGTATCCAGTTCTTTACATACTCCACAGCTTCCTCGTATTTAAGCCTTGGTGTATTAGCTCTTGAATTGACATTAAAGTAATCCTTATAATCGTGATTGATTTCTGAGAACACCTTCCTGCCTATCTCCCTATATGCATTAGACTCCTTTCCACCTACCAGTTCTATAACCCTTGATGATATAAGCTCACTCAAACTGTGCTGCTGTCCATAATCTATGTTCATAGTGTTTTCTAACTTTGTAACCCTATCAGAAACATCATCTATCATACCTAACTGTATCCTCATCATTTCCTGTGTTGAAAGCGGCTTCTGATAGCTTCCTGTCTTTCGTATGCTTGGAAGCACCTCTGATGTTACCCATTCTGTAAATCTCTCAGCGCTTTCTTTTCTGCTCTGAAAGATTGTCTTATAGAGATTACTTTCATTTATAAATGTCGCATTCTGTTTTCTTCCTATATTATCTATGACCTCGGCAGTACCGACCCCATCTTGTTTGAGTCTATTTTTAACATCTGTAATATGTGTAATTTCTAACGCTTTGCATACATCCGCCAAACAAAACATAGGCTCGCTATCTACTATAACCGTCCTTATCTGTCCAAACTCACTATTGTTAAATATCTGTAACTCCATTCTGTACCTCCTACAACACATATACTCTGTCACTTAACACATCTTCCGGATTCAGCTCCTTATTAACCTCTTTTACCATATTGTTAAAATCATCCATATCCATATCTTCATCATACTTGTATACGATCAGCTCATGTATACTGCTTGGAATTACAATAATCTTACCTGCGTTTGCAATCCTCTTAATTCTATCTATAGCATATATTGCACCTGCCCCATGGAATTTATTTGCATTGGAGGCAATTATCATTCTTTTTGTCGCGGCCTTTGTGGCTTCTATTAATTCTTCTGCTTCACCATCTTCCCGCATCATTTCTGCAAGTATGTTATCAAACGAATCCACATATGCATTCTTAACTGTATTGCTTCTTGCTATCTCCCATGCGGTTTCTTCCTTCATTCCAATTTTTTTGAGGAGCCTTGCCGGTATCTTCATTATCGCACCTCTTCCTGGTGTATTAAGCAATAATGCTGCAAGACAATCATCCACACCTTCTAGATATGCATTATGCCTTGTTAGGTTTACAGGCTCCACCCCTTCCCTACAAAGCGTAATAAACATCTTATCTTTGAGGTATTCTGCATTAAGCAAATCTTCCATCTTTATATCACACGTTTTATGTTCTTTATACAATGCAAGAACTTTGTCAGCAGCCGTGCTTACGCTATCCTCATTCCTTATAATTTCATCTGTGTAAATGATTGGGGTAGGATTAATCTCTCCGATTATCACAATCCCCTTGATTGTTACGCCATTCTTATACGTATCTTTAATTTCTGCTACATATCCTCTATCTCTTAATTCATTCACTATATCCTGTCTGTTCATAGTCAATTCTCCTTATACCTCCAATATTTTTTCACAGGTGTTTCGTCCTTCTTCTGTCAGCTCCGCCTTGTATAACACCTCTGGATTTATCTCCTCATAGGCAGACTTCACCTGTAAAAGCCTGTCAGTTTCTGAAACAAGATCCTTACCGAACCTGTTAAGATACTCTAAATCTAACATGCATACTCCTTCCGTCAGTTACTAAGCAGCGAATCATAAAACTCATCTGACCGCCGTTCACGCTGACTGTAATTTGTAAATTTATTTTTCTTTGCGCGCGCAGGCGCTATATTATTTAGTTTTTGTTTTTGTTTATATATGGCTACGGTTTCTCCTACGGTTTGTACTTCGGTTTGTACTACGGTTTCTCCTACGGTTTTCCCTACGGATTTGAAAGTACAAATTTTATATTTATTGGGACTTCCTTTTTTTCCTCTCTGGAATTCTATCAGCCCTGCTTCTATTAATTTATTTCTGTTTTCGACTAACGTAGCCTCTCTTGACATCTGACAACGAGACATTACTCGCTGGTTATCTACTTGTATCCACTCGCACCACCCTGCCATATTATTGATACTTAATAACTTGTAGTACAATAATTGCGCAGCACTCGGCAAGTAATGACTTTCGAGCCACCTTTCAAACCCGTTCAGTTGTTTTATATAGTCGATTCTCTGCTCTGTATTCACGGCTTCACCTCTTCCAGCACCACTTCTATACGTGGATTATGTTTATCTATGAAGAAATGGTCCTCAAAGCCTACTATGTTATTCCAGCCGTCATTATCAAGTACCTTACACTTAACAAGTGCATCCTGTATGAACTTATGTGCAACCCCTGCTATATTATCAAGGTCACGCTTTCTGTTAGGCTCATAGAATGTGTATTTAATCCGGACTGGATTATTTATATGGGTACGCTTAAGATTAAGCCTTATAGCGTTAGATATAATCATCTGATACTGCTGCTTCATATCGTTGCCCGTACTATGCCGGTTATGAAAGCTTCTTTCTGCTTTCAGGTATTCGTTTAATCCTGGAAGCGTACCCTTGATTGTAAATGTATAGAGCATTCAGCTCCTTTCCGCCCTGTGGAAGTATGTACCACAGGGCTTGTATGTATTTCTGTGACAACGTAGATTGTGTGATATTATAAAGTCACAGATAACTCCTTCCAAACTCCTGTATAAAGTATTCTCTGGTGCCATAATGCTGCTCATAATACTTCTGAGCCATCTTCTTAAGTCTTGCATCTATAACACCTGCAGATTGTCCTGCGTGTGCACCATTAGGATGCAGATCCGGACGAAGTGGAACTACGAATCCGTACTTCTCACTCTTCTTTCTATTAGGTCCGCCGAATATATGATGCCTTTCTACTGGTGACGTATGTGTGAATATACATTCATCCATATTATCTGTGAATACACTCTTAAGCTTCTTACTCATATGTTCCACCTTTCCTTAAGCTGCGACAGCTCCACCGGAGACATTGTATCTATCCCCAGTTCCTTGGCATCTGCCACAGTTCCATCTATTAATACTGACATTTCGTGGGTGTTATATGTATGGCTCCCTCTGATCAGCTTGTAGAAAAATACTTCAACATCATTTTCTTTCTCATACTTGATATACTTAAGATGAGGTTCTTCCATTTCATATGCTGCTTCTATTGGAATGTTGGTTTTTATAACTGCTGCTACTCCCTCAGCCACCTCCTGAGGTTGTCCATACCGCCCCAGGAGAATGTTCTTAATCTTTGCCTTAGAAGTATTAGTCTTATCAGCAATCCTGCCTACAAGAACGTGAAAATATGCATTGGAATCCAGGCTTCGTCTTTCCCTGTGAGGCTTAATCTCTATATCCAGCTTGTCCTTATCTCTAAGTTCTATGAACTGTTCTGCCACATCACTATCAACTTCCAGTGTCAGCATCTGTTTCATAGTATTAAAATCAATGGCTACATCCTTGTATCTGCCTGTACACTTCATTATTCAATTACCTGCTTAGAAGGTGTTGCTCTAAGTGCTTTCATTACAATTGGGAAGATACCTTCTGTAATATCTTCTAGTTTATCAATATTAAACCTCGTATATATTGTCTCATGCGATACACCGGTTCTTGCAATCTCCTGCTCAATCGTCAATATCTTAGGCTTTGTTATTTTCATTGCTTTTATTTCAGCTTCTTTTGCTTCCTGCTCTTTACGTTCAGCTTCTTCTTTCTGTTGTTTCTGTTCTTTCGTAACTTTTTCTGCTGTATCCGAAGTATCCAGATTATCATCTTCACTTATTTCCATAGCTATCATATACAAATATCTTCTGGCATAAGTAGTTACTGCACCTATATTCTGCATTGCCGTAGCACCCTGTATACTCACATTTGCAGTTGGTATACTAAATTCTATTGTATCTTCCAACTCCTCAAGATTAATAAGTATAAGACTTGCCATATTCTCGTTGATTGCGAATTTAAACAATGTCTTGTGAGCTGCTGCAATGCTATTGCAAGAAGGAAGAAAGTCAGAGAGTTCGTAATATTCATATTTGCTATATGTATTTTTTCCAGTCTTTACCAACTTCTTTGATTGCAATTCAACCCTCATCTCTGCAAGTTTTTCATAAATACTTTTTTTCTCTGCCATATTAAACCTCCTGATACAATACACCTGTACTATCTATATACTCACATATCTTATTCTTGTCAGATTCTGTGCAATATATCTTTATGGTATATTCATTTGGTTTATTATCGAAAACTGTAAAAGCTGCTGACATATCATCATTACCAGTATTGTTACAAGCCGCTATAAAAGTATCATCAGCACTTTCGACATCCTGTTTAATATTCTCTTTGTTAATTTCTTCCTGTCTTTTTTTATCTTCTTCAGCCTTACGTTCCTGTTCCTTTCGTTCCTGCTCTTTTCTTAATATCTCTGCCTTATCTGCCTCATATTTAGTTATTACATTAATGGCAATAGATAAATTAAGTGTACTTTTAAATGTATCTAAGGCTTTCTGCTCTGCATCACTATGCATATTCTTAATTGTCTCTATAGACATTTGGGCATTATTAACATATGTTTCTATAGCCTCTTTAATTTTTTTTGCAGATGTTCCCTTATTTTCCCACGTTTTATCATAAATCTTACTTAACGGAAGATATTCCTGCATTCCTTCTATACAGCTATCATATATCTGCTGTATTTCTTCTTTTTTCTGTTCAATACGCTTATCCTCGTACTCTTTTGTCTGCTTTGCAATAAGTTCTATTGGCTCAGCTATGATCTGCTGAAGTTCTTTTATTTTGTCCTCAAAAGCATCATATGGCTGCATATATTTTTTCTTAACTTCTTTTCTTTTATCATCAAGACACTTACTAAGCTTTCTTAATGTTGCAACTGTGCTCTTTGCCTCAATAAGAGTATCTTCTGTAAATACCATTGTTTTATACAGATTCATGGATGCCTGTACATTTTCCTTAATATCATCAAAGTTACTAATGTTTAAAATTCCATTTGTCTGCTCTACAGACACAACCATCTCATTCATTTTTTATCTCCTATGCCAATTTTTCTAATAATTTTTTATTTTGTTCATAAATCAGATTAAATTCATACTGTCCATTCTTTGTCACTCTGAATTGTCTTAAATAACGTGCTCTTTCATCCTGGCAATCACATTTTTCTCCAGGATCCAGATTAGCCCCACATATAGGGCACTCATAATTCCACATTGCTTTTTACTCCCAAATGTTCTACAATATAATTGGTTTTTTATCATAGTTGTTGAGTTGCAGTGGTTGTGACACTGCAGCTCTTTTTATATGTTTCTGATACGATAATCACCTATTGGGACACCTGCTTTACACTCCAACCTGTGAAGCCTTAACATCCACTTGGATGCATCTTCGATTCTTCGATCTGCAATAGCTGCATTGATTCTCTTGTTAAATGCAATTATTTCCCCGGTTATCCTCATTGTTTTATTTTCTCCTTTATCATTTTCTGCTTAATAACACTTCTGGCATATCTTTGAGCTGCTTCCTTAAGATCAGCAACTGCTTTAGCCCTTTCGTCCTCTGACAGTTGTGGTGAATGCACATTCACAACACACCCATCAGGGAATACTGTTGTTTTTAAATCGTATTTCATACATACCACCTCTTATGCTTATACTTACTGTCTTATATGCTTTAGCTGATTGTCCTGATTACTGCTTCTTATCATCTCCGCATAAAACTAATATTGTTATGCAGATGATTGTTGTTATTGCTACTGCTGTTACATTCATCTTTTTGCTCCTTGCGTAAATATCTTGTTTAATCTTGTTTTAACTCCTATACTTTAATCACAGGCTATTGCCGTAGCCGAGTATTTTGAAAGGAGTTTGTTTATGCCAATTACATACACTATCATCAGCAACTTTACTGAAATTGGAACTTGTGAAGGTCTTCCCGTAACCGAACAAGGACGACCTTTTGTTTTAATACATCCTTCATATCTAGGTGTAGTATCTGTTGGTGACACTCTTGTTTCTCCTGATGGACAATACCTAAAAATCTATATGGATGACTATGTTCTTGAAAACAATGAATTGAGAGCAATAAAATTTTTCTATGAATAGCTTATTCTTCCCTGTATTAAGTCCTTGTTATTGAAATACAGGGAAGTTTCTCTCCTGCTTTCCATCCATTCTTATGATTAAATACTTTTGCCCTTTGATAGCCATCATCATATGGAACTTTTACAATAAATGGCTTTGTGATTTTCTCTCCATCTATTTCAAGTTCTTCTTTATCGTAATTAATTTTTATGCTATTCATTCTTAACCTCTTAAACTAATAATCATTAGCGCAGCTATTGAAAAATATATTGGGAAGTTAGGATGCCTCTCTCTGAATGGTATCCTTATAACTTCATAATGCTTAATGCCAGATACTTTCATTTTCTTTATAGCTGATACCGCCTGTATAAATGTCTTGGCTTTCTCTTCTATGAATGGTTCATAGCTACGGATAATGTACTTATATGTTTTCTTTTCAATTGCTCTCACCTCCTTGTATGTTACTTGCTTGGAATGGTTGTCATTCTGAAAACTTATAAGGTAAAAAAATATTTGCAACAGGAATGTGACATAATTCACAAAACAAATGTAATTGTGCTTTACTTATCCGCTTTTTCCCATTTTCTAAATTAATTAAAGTCGTTCTTGATATTTCCATCTCATTAGCAAGCTGAGTTTGTGTCTTTCTTGCATTTACTCTTGCCGCCGCTAGAGATATTTTTATTGGTTCAGCTAATGTTTCCAACGCTCTCAACCTCCTTTCACGATTATAATACTCCCCATTTTGAAAACTGTCAATACATTTTGAAAACTTTTTTTACTTTTTGCTTGCTTTAAGTTTTCTTTTTGATATAATAAAAGCATAGGAAGGAGTGATACCGATGGGAACAAATAAATTTGCTGAAATGCTTAAATACTATTTAATGATGAATAATAAAACTCAATCTGACCTAGTTAATGACCTTGGTTTTGATAAATCGACTGTATCTAACTGGTGTGCTGGGAATAGAGTTCCTAAGATAGATGTTATTATTGATATAGCAAAATATCTTCATGTTAATGTCGGTGATTTAATAGAAGACAATAGAAACGAAGAAAGCTACTACCTTAATGATGATGCAAGGGATATGGCTCAGTTCTTATATGAGAACCCTGACTATAAAGTTCTCTTTGATGCATCACGCAAGGTTAAAAAAGAAGATATTCAGTTTGTAAAGGAGATGATTGACCGAATGTCTAACAACAACGATTAACAGTAAGAGGGTGAAAAGAAATTGGATACTAATATTGTATACGCTGATATGCCTGTGACAATTAAGGCATACACTATGCATTGTAATGATGATACATACACTATTGTATTAAACTCCAGGCACTCCCTGGAGCAGCTTATGAAAGCGTATCATCACGAGATGAAACACATTGAAAATGGAGATTATGACAAACAGTGCAAAGATGTTCAGGTAATTGAAATATTTGCACACAGAAACTAAGGAGGATTCGTTATGGAATTTATTGATACTATTAAACAGCTCTCACAGCGCATTGCTACATTAAAAGATTCAATTCAAACAGAAGAAGCAACAAAAACATCTTTCGTTATGCCTTTCTTTCAGGCACTAGGCTATGACATATTTAATCCTATGGAATTTTGTCCTGAATACACTGCTGATGTTGGTATAAAAAAAGGTGAAAAAGTCGATTACGCAATCATTATCAATAACGAACCTATTATTTTAATTGAATGTAAAAGTTGTAGTGAATCCTTGGATAAACATGGTTCTCAATTATTCCGCTATTTCAGCACTTCTAGTGCAAAATTTGGAATACTTACAAATGGAATAGTATATCGTTTTTATACTGATTTAGATGAGGCAAACAAAATGGACTTAGTTCCTTTTTTAGAGATAAATATGCTTGATTTGAAAGAAAATCTTGTAAACGAACTTAAAAAGTTTAGCAAACAAATTTTTGATAAAGATAAAATATTAAGCACAGCCTCTGATTTAAAATACTCTAATCTTATTAAAGAATATTTAAAAAAACTTCTTGATGACCCTACAGATGATTATGTTCGATTTATATTAAATGAAGTATATGACGGACTTAAAAGTCAAAAAGTTATAGATAAATTCAAACCTATAGTAAAAAAATCCTGCAATACATTTATTAACGATATTGTTAATCAAAAAATATCATCTGCTTTAATGCCAGATGATTCTGATAACACAGATGAAGTTGCAGAAGAAACTCCTAATATACCTGAAAGTAAAATTATTACTACAGAGGAAGAAATTGAATCATTTTATATTATACGTGGTATGTTAGTTGAAATCACAAATATTAATGATATTGTGTATCGAGATACAGAAAGCTATTTTAGTATTCTCTATAAAGATAATAATCGTAAACCTATATGTAGACTGAATTTAGATACAAAGAAAAAACAAATTTTAATA